ATACACCAGAGATTCGTTATCAAACTGCAAAGGTTGAAGCTGCTGTTTCTGTTATACCGTCTTGGTATAAAAAGATGCCTGAGAAGAAAGGTTCTATCTTTACAGTCGGTTCTGCTACCGCACCAGACTTACAACTTGCTGTTGACATTGCTACGTTGAATGGTAAGGTTGTTCTTGCTGATCGTATTAACGGTAAACTTAAAGCTATGACTAAATCATGGGTTGCAAAGTTTGGTCAATCTGATGTTGATGCTCGTGTTATGACAGAGATTGAAAAGGTTGCAAAGAATGTAATTGCAAATGTTGATGTTGCTGGTTATAGTCCTGTTGAGATAGACGTTTCTGCAGCTGGTACTCAGTTTCGGGCATTTGTTCTTTTAGAGTATTCTGATAAGGAAGCATCTAAAATCATCTTCAATCGGTTACGTAAAGATCGTTTAGTATATTCTCGACTACGTTCAACAGAAGCGTGGAAAGAACTTGATGAAGAAGTCAATTCATCTGAGAAGAAAGATGAAGGCCAGTCACTACAAAATCTTGAAAAAGTAATCAAAAAGAATCGGATAGTGACAGTTGAAGAACCTTCTGCTTAGTAGTACTTTAGTTCTCTCTCTGAGTGGGTGTTTAGGTGGTGGGTTAATGCCCTCTGGTGTAAACCCCACTTTAGGGTGCAGTCCAATAACAGGATGTACATCTAAAGATTACTATATTCCTGGCCGTGGAGTATGGGCTCCTAAAAATAATGGAATAACCAAATCTACTATGGGTGCTGTTGCTGGTGCTGGTCTTGGTGCAATGATGGGAGCTGGAAGTGGCCCTATTACTGCTGCAGCGTATTCTGTTGTTGGTCTTGTCGTTGGTCATGAAATTGGAGCTCACTTTGATAAGGTAGATCAGATTCACGCCACATTGTTGCTGAAAGAAACCCTAAGTAATAATGATGATGGTCAAATGTCTAACTGGACAAATGAACAGAAAGGGTTTAGTGTAACACAAGGGCCTGTTGCAACAAAAGGTAACTGTAGAGAGTTTATATCTAATGTTGCTGTTGGAAAAGAATTTAAAAAATTGAGAGGTACTGCTTGTTTAGAAAATAAAGCATGGGTTATGAAAAATGTTTATTAAAATAGTCCTTGACAAATCTTCTTAACTGTAGTATATTTATAATATGACAATGCACTTATTACCAGTTTACTTTAGTACTACTAGTACACGTAAACGCAAAAAATCTAAGAAATCAAAGTCTCTATTAAAAGCAGAGATTGTTCACCAAAAATTTCTTAAAAAAACTATTCGGGGGTGTAGCTCAGTTGGGAGAGCGGTTGCTTTGCAAGCAACAGGTCAACAGTTCGATTCTGTTCATCTCCACCAATCTAATCTTGCACCACTTTCTAATGATATTCCAGTAGGAGTAGCAAAGAAGAAAGAGGTAATGGATCACAATTTCACAATCGCACCAGCTTATAACAAGGGTGCATATCAAGTAATCAGTAAAAACAGTATAAAGGATATTGGAAGATGATTTTAGGTTTAACTATTTTAGGTAGTATCGTAGTTGCAAACTTTGCAGCTGGTTTAATTATGGCGGTGCTTTAAATGAGAGTAGAAGTTAGAAACAATAATGTTGATAAAGCATTAAAGATTTTAAAAAAGAAACTACAACAAGACGGTTTCTTCAATGAATTACGGGAACGTGAATTTCATATGACTAAAGGCGAAAAAGGTAGGAGATCAAAAGCTGCTGCCATTCGTAGAGAATTAAAAAATAAACAAAAACAATTTGAAGAACTTGGTTTTTAATCAATAATAACATCAACTATCTATAGAGGATAATATGGCTAAAAAGAAAATTACTTCAATTACAGATAATAGTAAGTGGGTTGCTCCTAAGACTAGGAAGAAACGTAAACCTATGTCTGATGAACAGAAGGTTGCAGCTGCAGAACGTCTTGCACTTGCAAGAGAAAAACGTGCTGAGTTAAATCCTGATTATGGTAAAAGTGGTTATCATAAATCTTTGCATGATCTACCAAAAGATTACAATCTACATCCTGATAAGGTTAAGTTATGGATGAAAACACAGAAAGAACTTGCTTCTGTTGAACGTGCTAGTGTTAAGAAAGATGTTAAAGGTTCTATTGCTAGACTCTCAAGTCATGATGGTTATGTAAGAGAAATGCAAAGTTACCTTAAACATGGTGATTGGGTTAGTAATTTTTATGGTGAATACCAAGAGAAGAAAATTAAATGGAAGAATGTAGCACTTGCATATTATTTTGAGGGCCCAAATAAGGGTCAACCAAAACGTGATGTTGGTACATTTTATCCAGACTTAGGTTTAGTCTGGGAAAGTGATATGGCAGAATGAACGAAGAAAAAACTTCTGCTGAAATCATAAAGGGCCCTTGGAAAAAAACAATCAATACTCCAACAGAAGACCAACTTATAAAAGCAGAACAACTTGCATTTTGTGATGAAATTTCTCACAGCTGTCTGATGGCGGTCATAACAATATTAGTTGAAAATGGTATAGATGCTACTGAAAAATCTTTTATTAAAGATATTACTTTTATAACTGAAGCAATTACAGCAACAATATTAAAATCAAATGATATGCACCACCCTTTACAAGTAATTATGGATATGACTACTGCTCTAGAAATAGACCCAGATAATACTCCTCATTGTGAAATGGATTATCATACTGTTGATGATATGATTGCAAGTTATAATTCTGTTATGGAGTCGCCTGATGATATTAGTTGATATGAACCAAATTTCTCTTGCAAGTATTATGATGCATATGCATATGCAGAAAGAGTCAGATATTGATGAGAACATGGTAAGGCACATGATTCTCAGTTCACTAAAAATGTATCGTTCAAGATTTGTTTCTGAGTTTGGTGAGCTTGTTTTATGCTACGACTCAAGACATTATTGGAGGCGTGATTATTTTCCAGAGTATAAACACAGTCGTAAAAAAGGTAGAGAAAAAGATACTAAAAATTGGGATAGTATATTTAGTTGCCTTAACAAAATCAAAGAAGAGATAAAGAACAATATGCCATACAAGTTCTTAGAAGTGTATGGTGCAGAAGCTGATGATATTATTGCTGTTCTTTGTGCAGAATCTTCTGATGAAGTTATGATACTTTCTGGTGATAAAGATTTCATCCAATTACAGAAATATCCAAATGTAAAGCAATATAGTCCTATCACCAAGAAAATGATAAATGGTTTTAATCCAGATGACTATCTAAAAGAACACGTATTAAAGGGTGATACAAGTGATGGTGTTCCTAATGTTCTTTCACCAGACAATTCTTTTGTGGATGGTATTCGACAGAAACCACTTAGTAAGAAGAAGATAGCTGCAATGATAGATGGCAACTTTCCAAATGATGAAGTTAAAAGAAACTTTCAGAGGAATAAAACTTTGATTGATTTGGGATGTGTTCCAGAAGAACTACGGTCAGAGATATTGCATATATATAAAGAGGCGCCAGAGAACAGTCGCAGCAAAATACTAAACTACTTTATAAAACAAAGACTAAAAACACTTACAGAATCCATAGGAGAATTTTAATAATGGAATTGTTAATATCGGAAATCTTAGACAAGGTTTCAAAAATTAAATCGAAGAAAGAAAAGGTAAGCTTTCTTCAGCAAAATAATAGTGATTCGCTTCGCATGGTAATTAAGTCTGCTTTTGATCCTAAGATTAAGTGGTTATTACCAGAGGGTGATGTTCCGTATGCACGTAATGATGCTCCAGAGGGTACAGAACATTCTGTTCTTGCATATGAATCACGTAAACTTTACCATTTCCTTGAAGGTGGCAATGCTAGTATTACTCAGAACAAACGTGAATTAATGTTTGTACAGATGCTTGAAGGTTTGCATGAAAGTGAAGCAGATGTTCTATGTGCAGCCAAAGATAAGGTATTACATCAGAAATATAAAGGTCTATCAGAACCAGTTGTGAAGGAAGCTTTTGGTTGGAATGATGAATATATGCAGATGGATGGCCCTGATCCCAGACAAGGCCGCTAAATTAATTTAATCTTTTTTTGAGTTTTGTTTAATATCAATGACTTACCATGTACGATTTCTATTGACAAATGTTATTCTATGTGTTACTATTAGTAATAATCAAGAGAGGGATTCTTCTCTTGGAAACGAAACAAAGAAAGAGATTATATTATGACTACTGAAATTAGAAAAACTTTTGAGACTGTTGAAGCTGGTATAGAAAATATGCTTGCTGCAGCAGTTGCTGACTATGTTGGTTGGGCAAATAAATTGGGTGGAAAATCTGAAATTCGCCTTAAAATGGATGAAGATTTCAAGAATAGTTTCACTATTAAGAACGGTTCTAAGTACATTAAGATTTCTAATGAAAGCGGTGGAACTTGGGGTTTTGTTGTCAACACTGACAATGACAAAAAATTCAAAAAAGGTGACTTATTGAAAGCTGCTGGTTATAGTGCGCCTGCACGTAACGCTGCTCGTGGAAATGTCCTTAAAGGTGGTTTTGCCATCCAGTGGACTGGCCCTTTGTATTTGGTATAGGAGAATATTGTTATGAGTGGAATGAAATCTTATGGGTTGGATTTAGAAGATATGGTTGTTTCTGCATTAGAGAATGATGCAAAAACAGTTGAAGATGTTATTTCTTATTGCAGAGCAGAATTTGTTTTTGTTGATGAAGAATATGTTTCTAAACTATATACTGAATTTTGTGGAGAATAATCAATGGAATGGAATTATGCAGCTGCTACTTGTGAAGAGGGTGTTGAGTTAGTTGAATCATTTTCAACTGGAGGCTTTACGCATAGCCCATATTTTTCAGCAACAAATCGTGAAGAACTTGTTAAATGGTTACGTCTTGCTGCTGATGATGTAGAAAAACATGAAGTTATTGAAGGTTAAAAAAATGAATATATTTAATAAAAAAATTGTTGAAGATATGGTTGGTGGATTTATCATATTCGGTATGGTTATTGCATCATTTATAATGTTCGTATGAATGAAGTTATTGTAGAAGGTTCTTACAAATCTCGGCGTATTCTTGCCGAGAATGTTGTTAATTTCTGCATTAAAGAGCTCATGCCTCGTATGAAAACTCTTTATATAGAAGTTTCTCTTATCAGCTTAAAAGGTCAAGATGCTGTTGGTTGGTTTGTAGAGGGTGATAATAATCGGGAATATCACTTAGAGATTGAAAAAACTTTAACTGAAGAAGAATTTATAGAAACTTTAGCTCATGAGATGGTTCATGTATATCAAGGATCAACTCTTAAAATAAAAGATAAAGCAAGTAAAAGATTTTGGAAATGTAAGGATGGTAAATATCGTAACTATAGTGATGTTGACTATGCCAAACAACCTTGGGAAGTTGAAGCATATCGAATGGAAGGCCCTTTGTCAAAAAAATATAAAGAAATAAATTATGGAGTTGCTTTATGATTAGTGAAATATTATTAGGTGGGCTTATGTTGATTAGTCCTGTAAATGCTAAAGAACCTTTACCTAAAGTTAATGAAAAATCAATTGAATGTCTTGCAATGAATATGTATCATGAAGCAAGAGGGCAAGGTACTGCTGGTTTGTTAGCAGTATCTTCAGTTGTTATGAATAGGGTTGCAGATGAAAGATTCCCCAATACTATATGTGGAGTGATCAAACAAGCACAAACTCGCCCATCTTGGAAAGATAAAAACAAGATGATTCCAATTCGTGATAAGTGTCAATTTTCATGGTTCTGTGATGGCAAGAGTGATGTTCCTACTGATAAAGAAACTTACAAAAGACTATTGACAATAGCCAAAACATTGTTGTATAATGATGTTATAATTCCAGATATTACAGATGGTGCTCTATTCTATCACGCTGACTATGTTAAACCAGCTTGGAGTAAAACTAAAACTAAGACTGTAGAAGTACAGGATCATATTTTTTACAAGTGGGACAAATGAGTAACTTTAGATTTATAGAATATAATGTAGATGTTCGTGATATTCTAGCAGATATTAAAGATGAAGATTGGGGTGTTGCTGGAAGCTTAAAAGGTGCAGCTGGTGATACTGCCCCATATGGTTTTCTTCCTCTCACTATGGCACTCGTAAAAAATGCTGATGACGATCCTAAGAAAACAGAGATGCAAACAAATACACCTATGTTTAAAACCTATAAAGGAATTAGAAGGTGGTTAAAATCTTGGAAACT